TACCAGAATATGGTGATGCTGTGCCTGCTCCTCCAGCGCCTCCTCCGCCTGAACCAGAAGGACTAGCAGCAGCACTTGCACCACCACCGCCACCATGGCATAAATTCCAATAATTACTTCCATCATAACCTCCGTTACCACCACTATTTCCTTGTCCAGGAGTTCCTGCTCCACCTGGTGCGCCGCCAGTACCACCTCCAAAAGGAGAACCTGGAGTTTGATAACTTCCTCCTCCACCTGACCCACCAGAAATTCCCGAATCGGTACTATTACCTGGATTTCCTCTTCCTCCACCAACCGCAGTAGTGATAGCAGGACTATTAAAGGTTGAATTACCGCCATTTGTATAAGCTGGACTTGTTGAACCACCAGCACCAACAGTTACTGAATATGAACTACCAGCATTGACTGTATATGCAGTACCAGTTAGAAAACCTCCTGCACCTCCACCTCCAGCGGCACCTGCACCGCCGCCAGCAACAATTAGATAATCGACAGATAAAGTAGGATTACCTAACAAAGATAAACCAACAGGAAAAGTATAACCGTTTGGTCTAACAAATGCTGCTATAGAATCGTTTTTTAAAAATTTTATTCCCATAATTTTTCTTTTTTAATTAGCTAAGAAATCCATAAGTCGTAAATGTACCATCACCAGTAAATGTATGTATAGTATAACCACCAGAAGATGTTACAGTTCCTCCTGTAGCGGCTTGAGAACCAGAATAACGAATAATTACAATACCAGAACCACCATTTGCACCAGGTCCAGCGGCAGCACCATCACCGCCTCCTCCAGAACCAGTATTTGTTGTTCCACCTGTTGGTGATGCTGATTGAGTAGAACCATTTCCACCACCACCTGTTCCACCGGAACCTGCTGGTCCAGTATTACCTCCTCCGCCACCACCTCCTCCGCCACCAGCATAAGTTACAGGCGTACCAGAATATGGTGATGCTGTTCCATTACCACCATTACCACCAGTATTTCCAGATGCTGAACCTCCTACAGCACCTGCACCGCCGCCACCCCCTGATGCTCCACCTTGTGGTGAATTAGAACCGCTTCCTCCGTTATTACCTTGACTTGGTGATGTAGATGGAGTATTTCCAGCACCTCCACCCGAATTATTAACTGAATAATATCCGCCGGCACCACTACCTGATCCACCTGATCGACCTGATCCATTTCCATCATTCGCATAATACCCACCACCACCGCCACCATTAGATGTAATTGAACCAAATATTGAATTGCCTCCATTTGCAGCATATGATGATGTAGATGGAGTTAATGATCCATCACCGGCTGTACCACCGGCTCCAACAGTTACTGAGTAAGAGGTATCTAATGCAACGGGTGTTGAAGTGGTTGTGCGAAATCCTCCTGCACCACCACCGCCTGTAGAACCACCACCGCCTCCAGCAATAACGAGACAATCAACAGTTGTTGGACCTAAAATACTTAATCCAACAGGAAAAGCATAGTTTTTAGGCCTTACAAAAGAACCGTTTCTTTTAGAATTTGCGTTTAAGAAAAGTATTGACATATCACCTCAGTTATTAGGTGATTTCAACACCAAATGCTGAAAATGACAGACTTGATGAGTTTGTATTTGCAGCTAAAACAGCACCAGCGGGTAATGATAAACTTAAAGTAAGTGTTGCTGCATCAGATGCGGCAATAGCTGCACCACGAATGAGATAATACATTCCGTTTGAAGCAGGGCTTGCAAAGTTTGCTGAAGGCATCACAATCAAACTATATGAAGAATTTGTTGCAGATTGGTTTGCAATCTGAACTGAATTGATTACTGTTGATGTTGCCGCAGGAACAACATAAACATTACCTTGCGTGTTTGCTGTTGGATTTAATTGTCCAAGAATTTTATATGTATTTGCCATTATACGATTTCAACTCCATATGCGTGAACAGATACACCCGCAGCAGAAGCGCCAGCATTTGCACCTATTGTATTTGCAGCCAAAATTGCACCAGTGTTCAATGTGACACCACTATCAAGAATAAGTGTATCAGCAGCAGGTATTGTTATGCTCTTTAAGAGATAATGTTTTGTGGCTAATGCTTCTGTTGATGGTCGCATAACAAGATCAAACAGAACATCGTTTTGTGTACCGTTACAAACTGTAATAGTTCCAATTGATGCACTTGTTGTTGCTGGAACAACATATACGTTTGTTATTGCATTTGCTGTTGTTGCAATTTGACCTAAAATTTTGTAACCAGTAATTGCTGTACCTAATAGAGAAACTGCTAAACCAGTTGATGTTACTGAGAACGAACCATTTGAACCTGCGTTGTTGGCTTTAGTAAAAGCACTATTAGCATAAATTGCCGCAGAGTTAGCCGTTGCAAACGAAGAGTTAGCATACGATGCTGCTGAATTAGCAACATAGCTTGGTGTGTTTGCTTGTAGAAATGCTGAGTTGGCATAAGTCGCACCAGAACCGCCAGTATTTGCCGCTGTGAAAGCTGCGTTAGCATAAGCACCAGCCGAGTTAGCAGTAGAAAATGCACTATTGGCATAAACACCGGCTGAGTTTGCTGCTGCTGAAGGCAAAACACCAGATGCTATTTTTGATGCGGTAACTGCACCATCTAAAATCTGAGATGTACCAACATTACTATATGTAATTACAGTTGTTGCTCTGTAAGTAACAATAATGTTATTAGCGCCTGATGAAGGTGCTTCTGTAAATGTGATTACGCCATTGGCAACAGAATAAGAATTAGTTGGATCCTGTTGAACGCTATTGACAAGAATCTCAATAGCATTAGGATCTTGAATGCCTGTTTGCGTTAAAGTAAATTGTGTGCAAGAACCAGTACCGTTAAATCGTTCTACACCAACGATAAAAGTTCCTACATTAGGCGCGTTGCCAATGTAAGCCATATTATGTAATCTCCAAAACAGATACAATTACATCAGCGGAGTTTGTTGCTGATGTTTGAACTTGCATATAGTCTCCTGCTTCCATAACTAACTTTTGGTCACCACCAATAGGCACTAATGCACCGCCGTTAGATATAGTTGCATTCTGTAACATAAAATATGTTGTGCCGCCAGATACTACTGTTACATTGCAGCTAATTGGAGATGCTGTGGTATTACCAATAGTCATACCGATAATTGTAGCTTGAGTTGCTGCTGGTCCAACATATACATTAGCAGCAGTAGTGGTTGCATTTTTCAAAAAGTAATTTTTAAAGTTGTTTGCCATTGAATAACTTCCTTAGTGTTAATTCACTATTTATTTTAACCGAGTGCGATAGAGAAAGCTAACGCTGATGCTTCTGCCGCAGCAATTTTCGTGTAAATTGCAGTATTTGCTGTTCCAACTAAAGTCTCAACATTAGCCGTAGTTATGTTTGAAGAATTTGCATAAAGCTGATTGATGCCCGATGAAGTTCTTACATTTAATGAAGAACCTGTGCCAGAAACTTCAAGAATCGTATTCGCAACAAAAGTAGCGCCGTTTCCATTGGTTAAAGTATTGGCTGTTGAAATTAATGCTTGAGTAGCCGTTAACCAATGTTGAAATGTATTGGCAGTTGTTAATTGATTAATTGCCATCTTTTGACCTTAAAGTTACAAGTTCTTTCAATAAAATTTTTATATCAGACATTTCTTGTTCTATTTTCTCTAAACGATTTTTAGTTTCAAGTTGTTCTTTTTGTTCTCTTTTAGCTATTTCAAGACGCATTCGATAGTCTTCTAAACCTTTTCTATCTGTATTTAGAATTGCTTTAGAATTCATATCTCTTACTAAATTTTCATGATCTCTTACTCTATGATACATCTTTATTGGCCTGGTGGAAGCGCAATTGTGCGGAAATCACGAATTCTTGGAACATCAACAGTTGAAGTACCAGAAAGAACAATTTTAATTGCAAATGTTTTAAATGTGTTATAACCAGTTGATCCAGAAGTATATGAAACTGTATTATTTGCAATACCATTTACACCTGGAGCAAAAGTCATTTCACGATAGTCATCTTGGTTAACTGATGTAAAGTTTGTATTTGTTAACTTTGTCATCAACTGATAACTCTTGGTATCAAGAACATCAGGATCAGAACCAGACAACAATTTATAATATACAAGAATATCTGAACCAGCTGGCTTATATGCAGTCAAGTAAACACGCAAATCGCCTGAATCAAATCCATCGGCAAGAGTAACTTGTCTAGTTATATAACGAACAGCACCGTTACCACCAGTCTTCGAATCTTCACCGTTGTAAGTAACAGTTGCGCCGCTACCTGGTGTGGTATTTGAATCGCTGAATGTAAATGTAGGTGCAGTTATGTATCCTGCGCCTGGATTTGTCAAAATAACACCAGTGATTGTATTTGCAGGATAAGTTGTGTTTCCAGTATTTGCTGTCAATACATTCGCTGTTGCTTGAATGCCGCCAGCACCAGTTGGAGCAGAAACTGTAACTGTAACTGCGCCATTTCCACCGTAACCTGAGCCTGCATTAGTAAGTATGATACTTGCATTGCTTAGAGGCATATTGTTGATAATGTTTTCGACAGCAATAATACCGTAACGAGAAGTATCTAAGATTGGCGAAATATCAGGATTACTTGTAGCGATTGTCGCTGTTACTTTAAATGTTGTATTACCTGTTGCAGGATTTAATACACGGCGACCATTGCCATCTAATAATGGATAATCTTTTAGCGGTGTAATCGTCAACGCTGAACTTGTAAGACCACCAGTTGCCAACTCTGAATCAAATGTATGCGAAACGCTAGTATTACCCACAGAAACATCAGATGTTATCATATGCACCAAATCATAAACCACATTTGATGATGGGTAATTTACCAAGAATTTAGCTGTAGCAGGTGTTGTGCTAAACTGATAGCGGAACAATCTGAACATCATGTCAGAGTTTTGATCAGCAGTCCATGTTGATCCGTTCTGAGACAAGAATAAAGAACCGCCATATGGTTGCTCAGAAATCAATCTGTTCTCAACCAAATCTAGTTTACCAATTTCACCAATATAAACTTCGTATTTCTTAGAGTTAGCTAACAGAACAAATGAATGTTCACCTGGTTGCAAGTATAATGGAGCATCAAAAACAAACTCTGTATACTTTGTTGCGTCATCTAAATCAGGTGAATCCGTAGTCTTAACTTTATCTGGTGTCAAGCTAACAGTAGAATATGGATATATTACCGATGATGATGGGTAACCATTTACTGTAGGTCTTACCTGCAAGGTGATTGGCTGAGATTCATCTGCTGAAGCAAAACAGAAACGAGCTTTGCTTAAGAAAACACCTTGTGGGTAATTTGCTGGTGAAACAAGGAAGGTCTGAGCAAGTGGGTCCCAGTAACCAATAACGACTTGAGTTTGTGTCTGAGTAGTCAACACCCTCTGATCAGTTACTGAAGCACGTTGTATTGTTGGTACTGTTGCAGAAATTATAGTATTTTCTGTTTGCTGTAATATACCTTGAGCAAAGAATGAAGCATCGCCGTTTGTCTTAGAAGAAGGAATATCACCAGTTGAAACATCAATCAATCTAAAGTTCTTTTCACCAACACGGAAAGTACCAGCAGGAATACTAAACACACCAGCTATATCTCCAGCAGCGGTAGTTGTCAAACGACCAATTGAATAAACAGAATTACTTGCTACTGGTGTTGTTGTCCATGTTCCAGTAATAGTTACATTTCTAGTTGCCGCATCGTATGCTGAAATAGTTGCCTGTTGACCAGCACCTGTTCCCGAAACGATACTGATAGGCTGGCCAACCAAGTTAGCAGAACTTATGTTGTTTGCACCATAAGCATCAGCAGAAAGAATCAAACTGCTATTTGTTGGAGTGCCTGCTATACCAGAATAATGTTCATAACCATTAATCTTATATGTTGTTCCTGTTGATTGCCCAACAAGATTCATAGTAGAACCTGAGAAAGTTCCACTTAGATATGAACTTGCATTTGGTGTTACACTAATAACAAAACCTTCATTGTTTGTTGTGCGAACAATATATGCAGTTCCGTTTGTAGTGCTTGTAGTTGTATTAGAAACATTTACGAGTTCTGGATTACCAACTTGTGTTCTATATTGCAAATTATTTGTTGAAATAATAAATTTGTTAGCACGAGCAACATACTTCTCAACAGAGGTGCTATCAAAGAATGGATACAATACAGTATTAGGTTTGAAATCTGAACCAGTAAACAATACACCTTTATTCCTCATGTAAGGAATAATTGATATGTCAACAACACGATCACCTAACGATTGAGTAATAGTTGTAGGTACAATTTGAGATACAATACCTGTTCTAGTTTGCTTAGTTGTTGTAGTTGTTGTTTGTGTACCATAAGCTAAACTATATGTTCCTGTTGCACCCAACCAACCGCGATATGTGGTATCACCAGAAACAGTTGTTCCAGTCCAATATGTCTGCCAGTTACCCCATTCGTATGAGTATGAATTTTGAGCAATCTGTGCCCAAGCATCTTTGTCACCCTCTAAGTTAACTAACAAATCAGGTCTCTTATTCGTATCAATCCAAATATCTGACGATGGGTCAAGATTAATTTTACCCAAATAATTGATTACATTGAATGGGTTTACATTAATTGATCTTGATGCTTTAGCTTGATCAATAAATGAAGTGTGAGTTCCATTTGCAGTAACGATTGGACCAGACTGCATATAATTTGAAGAGTTAGCAGAATCAAAAGACAATGTATGCGAAGATACATTGAATGTTGGTCTCATTTCTTTATTTTTAGGATCAATAGCAGCAACATAATCATTCTTTGCAACATCAGCAACAGAAGAACCGTTGAATCCATCTGCTATGATACCGTTTTTAAATCTAGGTAAATTAGTGCTATCAAGAATAGTCAAATCTTGTTTGTTTAATGTTGACTGCTCTAATAGAGATAGCGAAGTGTAGTATTCTAGATTTTCAACACGCTTTGCAATAGAACCAATATCGCGCATAGTGTAACGGCGATTATCTGTGTATTCTACCTTTGTGTTTGCAGTATCAGACAAATATGCTGGATGGCGAAGAACATATAATGTCATTGTGCCATCTTTGTTTTGAGGCTCTACAGGTGTCAATGAAGGAACACCGTTTAACACTTCAAAACTTTTGTTTTTGTTCAATACTACTTTGTCAATACGAGGCAAGTAATACTGATAGTTCAGAATCATGTCTGAACCATTCTGTGGTATTTTAGCGCCTGCTGTATCAGATGCAGAATCAAAAATCTTAGTATTCGCTTCAGTTGCCGATGTAGGTACTGAACGAACCATTCTAAAATCTATACTGTCACGCAATTCATATGCATTACCAGTTGTAGTTGAAGAATAGGTAGGAATGTTTGCGTATACAGGATACGAATCAACAGTAAAGTAACCACCACCTGAAGAACTGTAGCGATTGAATTTTACAACTAAAGGTCCTGTTGGTGTTGAAACACCAGACTTTAGTTTGATCGATGCGTGATCATAATATGAATCTCTTTGTCCGTTATCGAGAACATAGAGAGAAGTAATATCAGTTGCTGTTGAAGAGTTAGCAACAGTAATTTGATTTCCTTTGAAGTCAAGAACTTGAATCAAAGAAACAACATCAGGCACAAATAGAGACTGAACAGAACCTGGTGTTTTATATACTGTATTAGCCATAATATGAACTTGACCTTGCGAAGTATATGTCACAACACCATTGTTAGCAAATATACTTGTACCGCCAGATGTTTGAACGGTAGAATTGGCTGAAACTAAGGTCTTCGTTTTGGCTGAAGCAAGACTTGAAACATCAAGAGTAGCGATGATGTTTGCAGTCATGCCTGTACCGTTTGTTACGGTAATAGTTTTAGTTCCTGGTGTAACACTAAACAAGTGAGCAGGAATAATATCACCAACTTTATAAGATGATGAACCTACCGCAGTTACAACAATTTGATACTTTTCTGCTTTCGATGTTGTTGTAGATGCACTCGAAAGATTTGCACCTGTTTCAACTGTTAGTGTAGCACTTGTTCCAGAGAATGCTTGAGACTTATACATTCTTCTGTAAGAATAGTTAAATGAACTACCTATTGATCCAGCGGTGATGTAAGACTGGCCTAATGGGAAAATTAAAGGCTCTAAACTTCTATCAGCAATATATGTGTCTGAATATGTTGAAGCATAATCTCTTGATGCAGTATCAATATCAGCACCATTGAGTTTTGTTGTTGAACTGAATGTGGCTAGAGAATCAGTATCATTGAATTCAAAGTCAATTGACCATGTTGATTGTGTATTTGGTGAAGCAATAAATGGATCAGACAGAGTAATTACACCTGTTGCTCCATTGTAATTTGTAATATATTTTGGCATTTCACCGGCGCCAGGACCAGCAGTAATGCGAAGTTTTGCGCCAGTATATGCATTATTTTGAGTAGAATAATATTGACCACCGCTAACATTACCTATTGTAACTGTGGTGGTGTTAGAAGTTAAAACATTACCAGTAAGTGAGCCAATATTAACATCAAATAGGTAAGCACGATAAACATAAGTTTGGGAATTTGAAGTATTTGATGCTGATTCCCATTCTACAGATTTAACTCTAGCAGTACCAATTTTGGTATTTGAAATTGTAGCTGTTGAAGAAGTGTTGATTAAACTGTTTGCAACACAATGCAAATCTACAGTTGCCATACTTGAAACATCAAATACGCCGTAGTTATTGTTTGCGTAAACATAATAACCGTAATCAGCAGGCACTCTCTTTGATGTTATTGAATCACCGGTTCTTGGCTTATCGATAGTGATTGTTGTTGGTCCTAAAGTTTCAAATTCATATCCATAGACATATGCTTTGCCTGGAGAAAGAATGACATTTGCTTTTGCACTATTAGCAGCACTTGTTTCCAAAGCAATTTTAAATGGGCGAACCGTATAGTTACCAGATTCATCATAGGTTCTACGAGCAAGAGTATCTTCCAAAACTGCATATAGTGGGTAACGAACAGAAACGGTCAATACGCCTTGTTCGACACGAGCGATTTCAATGAATTGGGTATCATCAGTTGAAGTCAACGAACGAGTAGCAAGAACAAATTCTACTTTGTAACGATCAGAACCTGGTGCTTGATAGTTTGATGCCTCTTGTGCAGGATCAAGAAGAGAAGTATCTTGTGATGAAACTACTACAGATTCAGTTACTTCAAAACCAATTCTAACATTAGCTGAAGTGTTGCTATATTTTGCAGTCGCTACAGTTTGAGGATCAGACTTGATAAAGAAGCCATCATAGTAATAAACGCCTTCATTTGAAGAAAATATCTGACCAGTTCCCACACCAGAAGTTGATACATTTGCATATACTGGTGCTGCTTCTGATGTTTGAATTACTTCACCATCAGTAAAAGCTGGACCATATAATTGTTTGATCAATAAAGTTTTTGGATCACCAACGCCTGCTTCATCAGCATCATAAACAACAACAACTTCACCTCTTTTTGTGCCAGATAAATTTGTGATTGTTTTGTTTTCAAAATTCATCACCGAAACAGCAGAACCTGCATAATCTGTATCTAATTTAAGGTATGTCGCATCTTGCAAAAATGTTTGACCACCAGTTACAATAGAACCATTTTTAAATACATGATTACCAAAACGGCTAGTTTGGTTCTGTAATAGGGTTTGTAACTGTGTTAATTCACGGGCTTGAACTGCATAACCGGGTTTGAACAATAGACGAAGAAATTTTTTATCTTCGTCAAAATCGTCATAATACGGATTGACATTAAAATTAGTATTTAACGACATTAAATAATTTCCTTAAAATCTGATAACAAATTTAATATTTTCTGCTTGACCTTGTGATCTTTGAATCTTTGTGACATTCTCAACATATTCAATGTCACCTGTATACGGTTCAAATTCAGGATCGTATTTTTTAACAACTGTTCTATTTACACCAGAAGTTGCACCTATTAGTGTTCCTCCCACTACAACATCACCTCTTACTTTAACTAGGCGAACTTCATTAGAAGATTGAGAATTCACAAATCCGTAGAAGTATGCGTTGTTTGCTGCACTACCTTGATAAACAAATTCGTCTTGCGTAAAAGCTGATCCTGCAACCAAAGTCAAATTAGTAGTCTGCGATATGACCGTATTTGCATTTGAACTTGAAACTGAAGTGTTCGACCCATATTTATACGGATCCCTCAACAATCCATACTGTCGGATAGAAGTAGTCGCAGAAATTAATCCGTTTTCTGTAGAATCAACTTGTCCAATTCTTTCAGATACCATAACATTTGAACTATTCAATTCTTTAGCAGGATTGAATCCGTGACCTAATTTTGGTGGTAAAATTGGTCTGGCCGTAGCAGAAGTTCCTGATCCGTAAATTATAGCGTTAGCATACGAATAACCTGTTCCAATAACATCTAAAGTTATCTTAGAAATTGTTCCGTTGGCTGAAAGATTCGCACTAGCTGAAGCACCTGATCCGTCACCAGGAATATAAATTCTTGTAGAGAAAGTCAAATTATTGCCTGTACCGCCACCATTTGCAGTTGTTGGATAAGTAAGAGTAATAATGTTCAAGATTGTGTTGACGGTAGAAACTAAAGTTCCCGTTGCAATTCCAGTTCCTGTCACCACCATGTTTGCGGCAACATTTGTAGTATTCGCCAAAGTTATAGAACTAACGCCAGTTCCAAATGCTGATGCTCCTACTGTAGGATGACCATAACCAGTTCCAGCATTTGTCAAAAATATAGTAGTTAATTCTCCTGGAATAACACTTGATGAACTAACATTATAGTCTAATTTTGCAGTAGATGTTGGTGCTGGCATCCATGCAGAAGTCAAAAACTTATTTGATGGTTTGACATTATACAAATATTTCCATATGAAACCATCTGCTGTTATGATAGTTCCGTTTGCAGTATTATAGTCACCAGAAGGTTCAACTGTAGATAATGAGTTTGCGTTGTTTGACAAGCACTTATAAACATCTCTGTTGCTTGTCATAATATACATTGGATTGCTATTTCCCTGCGTAGTGTCGGCAGTCAGCAATTCACTTATTGAAATTTTATCATCGAATTGTTTGTATCTTTTACCTGTTGCCCAATTGTATCGAGCAGTTACTAACTCAACATCATTTCCAGTAACTTTTTTAGCCGCAAAAATATTATCCCACACAGATTTTTCGTCTGATGTAGAATCTACGATAGAACTGGGAGAAGCCTCATTTGCATAAGGAACATTGTTTCCGATGAACAAATATCCTACTGTTGGCTGAGGTTCAGCGAAAGATTCTTTAAATTGCTCTGCGTTATTAAACGAGAGTTTATTTGATGTATAAAAAGTAGACATAGTAGTTTTTATTTATGTAACAATTACAACCTCTTGATTATTTGCATTTGCCGTAAAGTTTTGGCTTACTGTCAATGTTGTGTTACTGTAAATAGCATTGACTGTTCTTACATTATTATTTCCAATTGCAATTTTTGTACCTACAGTAACTATACTTCCTGTTAAATTGAAGTATGTATTAGTACCATATACAATATTATTTCCACTTACAACATTTGCAGTACCAGAAACGGTGTTGCTAGAGATACTGATTGTTGAAACATTGTTCACAAGAATAGTTTCGTCAACACGGAAATCTGCATATTCAATAAATCCAGCTGGATGAATAAGATTCTTGAACAACTCTTTAAATTTAGAAAATTCAACCTTCGAAGATAGAACATACGAATAATCAATGTAGTAGTCTCTACCTTGTATCACTCTTTCAGAAGCAGAAAGAATACTATCAGATGTTGTCCAACGACCTGGGAAAGTAACATAGCTTGGTTCTACTTTTGCGTTTGCAGTTGCAGTTCCATCACCTTTTTGTGTTAGATCAATAGTAGGCGGTGTCTGATAGCCTGTACCAGCGTTTGTAATTCGTATTTTTAGAATTGCGCCTGGATCTTGATCTGCTGTTCCAAAAAGATTTTCTCCATCACCCATCAAAGCAACGACTGAAAGATTAGCATTCGCAGCAGAAGTATTAGATGATGAAACAGTTATAGTAGGTAACTTTGTTGATTCGTAGTTAACACCACCAACAGGCAATATTCCATACAATCCTATTTTCTTTCCTGTTGTTGCAGCATTGAAGTTTACATTTACATTCAAAGATGTATTTGATGTAATTGTATTAATATATCTTGATTCGTTATTAACGATTATTCTGTCACCAACTCTCAACTCATCTAAGAAATAAGTTCCAGTTCCTTTGACTGTTACATTAGAAGAACCATAGGTGTTGGCAGTACCTGTTATTCTGTAAGGTTGAAATTCAACTTTAGTAATTGCACCTGTTGATGATACATTAGTTACCGCAGCAGCAGCTCCAAATCCAAAGTTCATATTACCTGGATTTGAAAATAGAATTTCATCACCAATAAGATAACCATCACCTCCATTGTTTATCTTAATTCTACCTAACGAATGAGTATATAAAATATGTTGCTCTTCTGAGGCACCATTATCGAAAGGTGCTGAATCAGCATCTAATGTAGGCACAGTTAATGATATAGCATTAGCGAACAATACAGTTACATTGGTAATAGGACCAATACTGATTACATTTGAAAATGCTAGTGCATCAATAATTCTAGAGTTTACATTTTCAGAAATAGCTGTATTTGGAAAACCATAATCTGCATCTGAAATATTGATCGAAGCATAGTTTGCAATTCTTGTGGTATCAACAACAAAACTATTTGCGCTATTTGCTCCCGAAACATCAACGCCATCAATTGCAAGAGTTAAAGCAGTATTTGGTGTTTGGTTTACAACGACAACATTTGAACCTACTTTAAAACCTGCTCCTCCACTCAACACCAAAACTTTATTAATATAGCCAGAAAATACTTCTGAAACTATCGCTTGTGCAGTTTCACTTGCACCGCCACCTGTGATGGTAACAGGATCGCCAACATTATAGCTGGCACCACCATCAGTAACAGTTATCGATGCAAGTGTAGATAAACCTACAACTTCTATATTTACAATTTCATTATTGTCGCCAACAATATTGATAGTTCCGTTTTCGCCGTTTTCAAATGTTCCAACAAGAGTTTTATCGTTAACATATAACTCAAACGCTGATTTTGCGTTAATAGTTTTTTGTGCGGTTCTTTCAACTATAGCATAAGCACCCGATGTAACACCAGTCAACTTACGATTGACCAATATACCATAATCAAAATTATCGTATAGTATTTTTATTTGAGAATTGGCTGCTGGTGCTGTATTGAATACAACTTTTTTAGATTCACGGCGAACATTATATCCCGAAGTCTGTAAAACACCATTGACATAAACAGCGATTTCTTCTGAACCAGCAACTTGTGCCATTTGAAAAACGGTATTACCAGATTCTACCGCAGTCGATGATGTATTTCCATTGGCAGTATAATAACTATAAACATCTTGTGAAATGCGAAATGCTTTTTCAATTAACCATTTACCATCTGACGCACGAAGAATACTATTCTTAGGTTGTATAACTTCAACCTCTTCATCGAAAATCATTCTGAATAATAACTTGAATGATTTTTCATTACCTTTGGCTAGATAAAGCGGCAATAAATTCTTAATTAGAAATGCCTTATCTACGCTAATATCTTTTGGTAAAAGACTAGCGAAGGTATTTAAAAACTGATCTTCAAATGCATCTATCGAATAGTCAACATCAGACACATAACGCAAATCTTGAGATTTTGCCAGCAAATCATTATTTTTACCTGTTTGTTTGTTTTCTAGAAACTCATAATATGCTTCTAAAAAATTGACGAATTTAGGGTATTCGTCACGAACAAATTCAGGTACCTGACGGCTAATCAGTAATGATGTTTTCTTATCAAACATTATTGACTACTATTTTTTGTTAATTTTGTTACGATTGAAATTGGATCATCTTCATCAATTGTTATGATGGTATTTTTAATTGATTGAATGATACCTTTTTCCGCTTCAATAGTCATGCGTATCAAACCATCTGTTGAATTGATTGATAAAAATCTTATATCGTTAATAGTTACGATACCAGTATCATACTCTATTTTACCAGCGTTTGCATTAATGATTTGTCTCTGTGCGAGAGAATCGTAGTATATAGAACGAAGTGTGCCTACTTTTGCATCAACAACGGCAAGGGCTTCTGCACCATAACCACCGCCGCCAGTAATACTTACTGTGGCTCTTGTGTATTCAATACCACGATTGACAACATTGATTTTCTGAATTCTTCCGTTTACAATAACGGCTTCAGCAGTAGCATTTGAACCATCACCTGAAATAGTTACAGTTGGAGCACTTGTGTAACCAACACCTGGATTTGTTATCAGAATCTCAGAGATACCTGTGTATGATTGTGGTGCTTCATCAAATAGTGCGGTTCTACGAACACCAGTATTATCATAAACATCAAATTCAGTTGATGTTAGTTTATTAGTAATAGTTCCTCTATGTAGAGGCACATTAAACTTAATTGAGTAACTGGCTGATGTATTCAATTTAGGTTCGAATCGGCGTTGAACGCGAACAGTTGATTCAGAACCAATAATCGAATTTAAATCTGTGCTATCAACAGCATCTTGTAATTTAGATAGAACAAAACTTGCACCAAAAGTGTTTAGATGAGTATTTTTATATGTTATAACTGAATTACGAATATTTGTTTTTATAGCATCTTCAGATAATACAGTTTTACGAGCATCATATTGAACTGAATTTTCTACCAACAGATACAAGAATTCGGGATCACGGATTTCAGCTTGAACGGAAACAATCGCTTTTGGATTAACGATTTCTTGCAGAATTCTTTGCTTCTCTGTTTCTGAAATGTAATAGTTAGTTTTTGGCTTCAACGAAATATAAACTTTACCGTAAACAGGAGGATCATCAGTTTCTCCACCCCATACAGACAGAGAATCGATACTTGCATATTTTGAACGAATGTATGATTCATAGTCTTTGAAAGTTACCAAACGGTTTTGTGTCGCATACTGTGCAGCGGCAGAATACTTGATTGCATCTACAGGCTCACGAATGGCACCGCCAGCGGCAATATCTAAAACATTAACGACAATCGAACTATAGATTCCTATTGGACCATCAGGAACAAATGCGTTAGCTTTATTTGCAGCGATACCGTTTGTGATAAGGTAACTAACTGTAACAGTAGCTCCATCAGGCAATGCTTTACCTACAATACCATTTCCAAAATAAATTTCATATTTTCCATTTCTCGCTTCTTGTAAGAAAAAAGCATTGGTTATAGAATCAACATCTAACACATCACTCACTAAATTATAAACTTGAGTTGAAGTGTTTCCTACATTATCAGTTACGGTAACATAAAGGGTATTAGTATCAACTTGATTATCTGGCAATTGAAAAATTGATTTTGGATTAGAACTTTTATTGTATGAAAAATTATAGGTAACTAATCTACCTTCATACAAACTAACATTTTCAAAGACAAATTGAGTATTTGATTTTGTTACTGTTGTTTCATTTAAAGTGACAAAACTATACGATAGGTTATCAATCAGATTAGAAGAGAAAGTCTGACCTCTTGGAAGAGTTAGTGTAGCTGGTGTTGGATCATTAGATTCAACTGTAATAGTTACTATCGATCTTGGCGCCGAGTATGAATATGGAACATAATTTAAAGTTTTAGCATGTGAAACAACAGAATCACGCAACATAGCGGTATCAAGAAATGCTTCATTAGCAGCCATATTTAAATAGTATGCGTTGTAATGAGTATTGTAAGCAAGAATATCCAAAAGAACACTAAGTCCTGAACCTTCAAAATCATAATCAGAAAATTCTGATTGTTGTTGTAGGTAAGACTTTAAATTGTTCTTGATCTGATCAAAATCAAGGTCTGTAATTTGTAAACGAGCGTTAGCCATCTATCGAATCCGTTCAAGGAAAAAATTAATTTTGACAGGTGATGTTTGATTTACAATATAGAATTCCATAAAGACATTAAAACCGTTTCTATCAAAATCAGATTTTACATCTAGTTGTATTATACTCACCCTCGATTCATAATTTTCAATCATCCTCTGTATTTCATTTTTGATGTTTGTTGCAGTAACAACATCGAGATTTTCAAACAACAATCTACGAACATTGGAGCCTATCTCTGGTCGAAATGGTCTTTCATAGTGATTAGTCAATATCAAATTCTTGACAGAATTGATAACTGCCATCGGACCGAGATTTCGGTTAATGTCTTTTTTGACTGGATGAATATTAAAATTCAAATCCAAATCT